CATGGAAACCATTAGAACATCCAAAACTCACTGATTTACCAAGAGACGCACACGCGTGGTATGGAACGAGATGTTATATGGATTATGATAAAATGGAAGAGATAAACTCTGATACTGAATCACCACATATAGAATCAACTTACAACTATAAATTCAATGGTTGTGGGTTAGTAATGTCATCAGAACTTGTAAGAAGTGGAGTAAATATACCAAAATGTGTATTTTTTACCCATGAAGACACAGCATTGATGAATAAAATGTTAACTTTATTTGGAAATAACCAAATTCCTTTGTATATTGTAAAGAATATATTGTTAGTTCATAATAGAGAACACCCAAGAAAGAGAAAATATGTACAGGATGAAGTCGGGAGTGATATTAATGAACAAAGAAAATCAAATGATTGGTATAAAGTAGCGAGTGAAATGTCAAAGTTGAACGCGTATAACTTTATGAAACAAGGAAGAAACTTTAATTGGAAAGACGTATGGAAAGAAGTCCTGTAACAACTTGTATATCTACAAACAATAATCTTGATTATGTAAAACTTGCTTACGAATCCGTAAGAAAGAATGCATATTACAAAGACCAACCGATTGTGATTCACGCAGAGAATTGTACTGATGGTACAGACGAGTGGTTACTTAATCAAATGCAAGAAGATAAGAATCTAAAAGGTTTTATAGAACATAACGATACACCAAGAGGAATTGGTGGTGGTATGGACTTTTGTGTTGACAAATCAGAAACCGAGTATGTAAATATAATCCACTCTGATATGTGGATATCACCAAATCAAGATTTAGAGTTACAAAAGATTGTAGAAGAGGGTGATGGGGTTGATAGAATTATTGCGTCATCATTTAGAATCCAACCTAAGATATTTCCAAATGACCCTGATTATAGGCCAGGAACTGTATTTGTATCAACTGATGAGTTTGGTGAATTCCATCATAACTTTGATAAGGAGTGGTTTGATGATTGGTCTCAGAAACTTTCATCAATGGATGAGACTCGTGTAAGAAAAGGTGGTGGTGCAGGATTCTTCTGTAAAAAAGAAGACTATGTTTGGATTGGTGGTAACGACCCACTATTCGCACCCGCGTCATACGATGATATGGATTTGTTTATTAGAATGCAATTAGAAGGGTACAAGTTTATTATGTCATCCAAGTCAGTTGTATATCATTTTTCAGCAAGAGGTTCTCATTTTAGAGATGAAGCAAAAGATATATTGAATTCCAAATCAAAAAGACAACAAGAATCAGAATCAAACAACGCAAGAAAGTTTATTAATAAGTGGGGTAGATTACCTGAACACGATGACCAAACTTTTGTAAAACCAATAGAAGGAACAAGTAACCCAAATAGGATACCATTATTATGAGAATATTAGTTACAGGTGGAGCAGGATTTGTTGGTACAAATCTAATTAAAAGATTAGTTACAAACGGACATGACGTAGTATCAGTCGATGACTATTCTACAGGAGATAAAGAAAATCATGTAGAAGGTTGTAAATATGTAGAAATGTCTGTTGTAGACTTTGACAGGTATCACGAACTTGAGTTTTCAGAGTTTGATTTAATTTATCATTTAGCAGGTTTGTCAAGAATCCAACCATCTTTTAAGAATCCAACACATACATTCAATGTAAACACAGGTGGTACTCAGAAGATTTTGGAGTTCGCAAGAAAGACAAATACAAAAGTAATTTACGCAGGTTCATCTTCAAAACATCATGACCCATATCAATCACCATATGCAACTTGTAAGTATCTTGGTGAAGAGATTTGTAAAATGTACAAAAGAACTTACAATATGGATATTGAGATTTGTAGATTCTATAATGTTTATGGACCACATGAAGTTATCGAAGGTGATTGGGCAGCCGTGATTGGTATTTGGAGAAGACAAATTAGAGATAACCAACCGATTACAATTGTTGGTGATGGTGAACAAAGAAGAGACTTTACTCATGTACACGATATTGTTGACGCATTATTAGAACTACAAACTGTAAAAACTTCATTAGACATATTAGACGCGTGGGAATTAGGAACGGGTATGAATTACTCAATCAATCAGGTAGCAGATATGTTTGTAAAATATAGTGGATGTAAAAAAGAATACATTGATGACCAATATGGAAATTACAGAGAAACACTCAGAGAGTCTGATGAAGCATTGAAATTATTAAAATGGTTTCCAAAAGATAGATTAGAAAGTTATATAAAAGGATTATATGAAGTTTGAAATTAGTGGTGAATTTGGTTACGAGTTGTTCGCAGGATTACCTTTAGTAAATTGGTATAAAGAACAGGGACATGATGTTGAAGTCATATCATCTAAAGGTTCCTCTATATTATATCCAAATATAAAAGTAACTGAAAAATATAGTAATAGACATAGTTTTTTTCAATTAGACATTGATGGTGAATCTTACTACAGACCACATAATCATGTAGCAGGTGTTTTTTCAAAACCTGTTGTTGGTGATAAACTAATGTGGGAAGACAAATGGTCACCACCTGATTTGAAATCATATTATTTAGAACAATTCCAAATAAAAACAGATAAACCATTTTTAGTCGTTTCAAATAAAATTCAAAATGAATGGGGACGTGGTCCTGTAAACTATCTTAGTGTCGATGTACTAAGACAGATATTTGAATTATGTAAAGATAAATTTAATATTGTTTACAATAGACCAAATGTAAACGACATAGTAAATGATGATACACTACAAGAGAAATTCGGAGATAGAGAATTGGTAAGAGAGATGAGTATTCCGACCATGCAAAATTACGCAGAAGAATATGACTTAGATTACAACACCACACAAATGGCAGTAATGTCAAATTGTAATCACTTTATATCAACTCAAGGTGGTAACTCTGCCTTGAGTGCGTATTTTGGTGGAAGAGGTATTATTTATGGTGTCGAGGGTTACGAGGTAAAACATTACGCATATAGAAGATTCTTCCCTAAACTATCAAGTCAGGCAATATGGCCTGTACAAACATACGATGATTTAATCAGTAAAGTAAAAAGTAGTATATTATGTTAAGTAAAAAAGATATTAGTTTTATTCAACCATCAAGAGATAATTTAAAGTATCTTAAATGGTCATATGAATCAATTAGAAAAAATGGTGGTCCTGAACCACATATTTGTGTAGCAGATGATTTCAGTTCTGATGGAACTTGGGAATGGTGTCAAGAAAGAATGAAAGAAGACCCAAACTTCAAAGCAATTAGAAACGAAGGACCAACAAGATTAGGACATACAATCTTATATGATAGATTGATTAATGAAGTAGCAACTACAAAAGTGGTTGGAATCTATCACGCAGATATGTATCTTTGTCCAGGCGCATTAGAATCATTGATAAAGAATCTAAAACCAAAAACAGTAGTATCTTGGACTCGTATCGAACCACCATTACATCCTGATGGTCCTGAAAAGATTCTTTGGGATGGTAAAACTGAACCCGAGGATTTCTTAGAAGAAGAACTTCTTGTAGAGATTCCTAAGTTTGCAAACAAAGATAAAATTACAAAAGGTATATTCGCACCTTGGTTTTTATATAAAGAAGACTTTACATCAATCGGTGGACACGACCCTTTGTATGCACCACAATCAAAAGAGGACTCTGATATATTTAACAGATTTTTACTAAATGGATATGATTTGATTCAAGTTTGGGACGGGTTTGTATATCACATGACTTGTAGAGGGTCAAGATTCAATCCAACATTAACTGAAGTAGGTAAAGAATCAGATGAATGGTTAAAACAAAATCAGAGGTCAACAAGGAATTTTATCAGAAAATGGGGTCATTTTGTAAAACATGATGAATTTATGTTACCTCAAATTCCACATAAATACGATATTCAGTTTAATGTAGAGAACTGTAATTCACAAATGTTAAATATTTTAGAACCTTGGTGTGATAGAATTGTTACAGATTTACCAAAAGATATCATTGAGAGTTATATAAAATTGGAACAACCAAATACTCAGTTTGATTTAACTAAAAGAATAAATGTAGATATTGATTCAGATATTGAGATAAGTTTTGACGCAAATAGACTTTCAAATCAATCATTTACATACATCCAAAAGTGGGCAGAAATCTTTGATTCTAACGAAATTGAAATCGGAGAGTTTGAATTAGACATATTTAATATAAAGGTTAATAAAATAAAATACTACGAAAGTGAGTTGATAAATCTATGAGATACTTCATACTACTGCCAGAGGATTCAGAAGAAGATGTTGACTATTCAACAAACATCTTAGGTGAGATTTCATTCAAAAACTTTTGGACTGAAGAGGGATTTGAAATCCTTATTAGATTGGTAGAAAAGTATCCTGACACTTTAGAACAAGTGACAATAAAAGACGAACAAAACAAAAATTATTCTGTAGAACAATTCTTAGATAAAATCAAAAATTTAAAGGTAATTAAAAATGGGTAAGATTGATATTCGAAGTATTGACTTCGATGATGACGAATATTATGAAAACGAACACTATGAAAACATTAAAAGAAAACGTAGGAAAAAAAATAATAATGACAAAGACTTTCTCGAATTTCAGGGGGAGTCTCGTAGAGGGAGAGAAAGTGACTCTTATATCACTCAACGAACAAAAGGGCGAAGTAGACGTTAATGACCCTTTTGGTACTAAATGGACCATTCCTTTAGAATTTGTCCATATTTATTAGTAAGGAGATTTTATGCCGTCAACAAGTAAACAACAACAAAAGTACATGGGTCTTGTATACGCCTTGAAAAAAGGTGATGTAAAACCATCAGATGTTTCTAAAGATGTTAGAGATACGGCGAAAAGAATGTCCAAAGCAGATATTAAAAAATACGCTTCAACTAAACATAAAGGACTTCCAAGTAAAAAAGAATCCTTGTATAAACAGTTAGAAGAACTCATCAAAAAGATTGATGAGACTTGGTCAGATAAGTATAAAAAATCAATCGACTGTAACAATCCAAAAGGGTTTTCTCAGAAAGCACATTGTGCAGGTCGTAAAAAAAGGAAATAGAATGTTACTAAAAATAGGTTCAAGAGGTAATGAAGTTAAAGAATTACAAGAATTCCTCGGTATTGGAGCAGATGGAATCTTTGGTAAAGGAACTGCAGCAGCAGTTAAAGAGTTCCAAAAAGTCAACGGTTTGGGTGCTGATGGTATTGTGGGTCCTGCCACTTGGGATTGTATGGGTCTTGCTACTACTGATAATTCAGAGAAGACGTACACAACGGAAAATGGATTAGTAATACACAGACACTTTTTACCTGAAGGTGAATACAAAAGTGGAATTACAAAAAAAGAATATTGTTTCATACATCATACAGCAGGATGGCAGAATCCTTACAACTGTATAGATAATTGGGGACGAGATAGTAGAGGTGCAGTTTGTACAGAGTTTGTATTAGGTGGACCATCTATTAAAGGTAATAATGATACACATGATGGTGAGATGGTTCAGGCGTTTCCTGACGGTCACTACGGATGGCACTTAGGTAAGAATGGGTCACAACATATGCATACTCATTCTGTAGGTGTTGAAGTTTGTAACTTTGGTTGGATTAAGAATGGTAAGACATATGCGGGTACAACAGCAGCAGAAGACCAACTTGTAAAGTTAGACAAACCATTTAGAGGATTTGATGTGTGGCATAGATACTCAGATAAACAAATTGAGTCTTTAAGACTTTGGATTCTGTACATCGCAGAGAGAGATGGAATTGATGTAAGAAAAGGTTTACCTGAGTTAATAAAAGAAAAAGGTGCAGACGCATTTGAATTTAATGAAGACGCATACTATGGACGAGTAAAAGGACTATGGACACATACCAATACTCGTAAAGATAAGTTCGATATGTTCCCGCAAGAGGAATTATTGGATATGTTAATTAGTTTGTAGATTTACAGACTATTTATATTAGTAACAAGTTTTAGAAAAAGGTTATACTATGATAAACTATATTAGGAGAAAATGGATGGCATTTAAAGACATTTTTAAAGATGACAATGATATCAACGAAAAAAACGTAATTGGATTCATGTCGTTCGCAGTGATGACGTTATTCGCATTCTTTGACCTTGCAACAGGTTACTTTGGAAAAGACTTAGTAATCAATGAGTTCATATACAATTCTTTTGTATTTGTAACATTAGGTTGTTTTGGTATCGCCGGGTTAGAGAAGTTCGCAAAAAAGTAGAGAAGGATTAAGACCAAATGAAAAATTTATTATCAATTTTGATGATTATCTTGATGATTGTACCAATGGGTGTCAATGCACAAGACGAAAAGAAAAAAGACAATGTATTTAAACAATTCTATGATAACTTCTTCAAATACGCAACAGTATATGGAGCAGGTGATTATAGAGCACCTTACGAAAGTTCGGATAAAAAATACCTAATTAGAACTCCCGATGGAGCAGGTATTTATGATGTACCTGAAGTAGTAGACGTTACGGAATACTTCCCATCAGATTACAGAATCGGATTTGGTATTCGTAAATTAGGTCGTTTTGGATACGAAAGAAAGCCAGGTAACTTTTGGACAGGTGACCAAAACTTAGAAAGACAAAACGCACTAATCGCACCAACTTCAGCAGTTCAAGGTTGGGAATACTTATTCCACTTTGAGAAGGAACGAAGAAGAGGTGAAGAGTGGGAAAACCTAAGATACTTCCTTAGACATACAGGTAAATACCATATTGTAAAACTTGAACAAAGATATCAAGGTGCATTTGACTTTAACTATAGTGCAGCAGAAGTAAGAGGAAGATTACCAATCGGTAAAAAGTTCTCTATATCAGCGGGAGCAGCATTTAGAACTCACGAAAGAGTTTATGGTGTTAATCCATATGAAATTTGGGTTAGTGCTTTAAATGATGATGGTACACAACAAAATTATTGGTATGAATTAGCATACGAGTATGGATATCAAGACGCATATTATACTACAACTATTGATAATCCAATTACAGGTGAAACACAAAACATAGGTGGTTATTTTTGGTGGGACCCTGAAGGAAGAAGAGTCGCTTCTTCGGATTTACAATTTAGAGACGGACCTTACAAACAACTAATTTCAAGATATAATCAAGAAATATTAGGTAACACTGCAGAATTTGGATTGTTATCGCCAGTTGTCGGTTTCGATTTCTACCACTACAAGTCAAACTTTTGGTTACACCTATACGGTTCAGCATTTTTACCATATCACAAGTATGTAATGGGTGATACAGATGAACAAGGAAGAGTTCCTCTATCTTACCTATACAGAAACGATTGGGACCAATATGGATTAGCAGACGCAGCAAAAGGTGAGCAGTGGTGGGATTATCAAGCAGGTGCAAACTTTGGATGGAAAATCGGAAAATCAATCGGGTTATTCGCAGAAGGTGAATATACTCAAATGTGGGATTCTAAATTTTTCATTACAACATTTGGTATAAACTATACATTCAGATAAGATATAAGAGAGATTTGTTATGGCAAAGCAGGTATCAGAAGAAACTAAAATTACCCTCGATTTAAAAACAATCGGGGTAATTCTGTTTTTTGTAGCAACGGTTGTCGGAATGTGGTTTACTCTTCAAGGTGACATCCAAGAAGCGAAAGAACTACCCGCGCCTGTGATTGATAGGACTGAGTATGATTTAAAGGACGAATTAATTCGCCAGACAATTTTAGATACTCAAGACGATGTAGACGATATCAAGGATAAACTTGATAAAATTGATGAACGACTCTACGAATTACAACAAAGTCGTAGATAAAACAGGTTTCAGTATGAAAAAATTGTTATTTTTAGTGATGTTACTTATTAGTGGTAACTCATTTGGACAAGATTGGATAACAGATTCCAACATGGAAGATAAGATTCACGAAAAGTCCGCATTTGGTGACGATGAGATGTCAATCGTTGTAGTTGAGTTTTGGGCAAAGTTTAATGAACAGAACGCATTCCAAGATTGGGATAAAGTTGAAGGAATAACTCACTACTACAGAATTGATATTGCAAATGCACCAAACATGAAAAAAGAATATAGAATACGAATGGCACCGACCATTATAGTATTCAAAGACGGTATAAAAGAAGAAGTGTATAAAGCAGGATTAGATTTAGAATGTCCTGTTGACTTACAAGAGTTACAAGAACACATCGATGAACTCAAGTCCGCTTCACAGTTTTAGAAAGGTTGTATTAACAGATGGCAAAGAGACAAGGATTAGGGTCTTCAACTTATTACGATAAACCAAGAAAGAAGCGCCCTGGAATTCACTCTAAGACAAAAACGTCAAGGAGTAAACATAGTAAACACTATAAAAAACCATATAGAGGCCAAGGGAGATGAAATTAAGTGATATACTCAGTTTAAAATCCATGAGATTCATGGACGAACCAAGAGAGAAGGATATAAAAGTCATTAGACAAAAACCAAACCTTCTTCAAGGATTCCCTATTGAGTATTTCAAAGGTAACCCACCACCTCAGAATGATTCATCAAAAGTAAAGATAGAATTAAGGAAGTTAAGTGACCTTCCTCACGATATAGATTTTGTAAAAGAGATGGATGACATCTCTAAAGTATTTAAAAACTACTGCGATATACAAGGATTAGATTTTCCCGAATCCTTGGTAGACCAACTATTAGAAGACAGTAGAATATTCACAAGAACACTAAAGATTCACTATAATAGACCAAGACCATATCAGGTTGCTGACCATCCGTTAGTAAACATAGATATTGGAAAAGAGGCGTACATGGAGTCAATGAACACTCCATCGTATCCAAGTGGTCATTCCTGTCAGGGAATACTTATAGCGAAAGTAATGTCAGATATGTACCCTGACCACGAGTATAATTTTATGAGTTTGGGTAGAGATATTTCAAGAAGTAGAAATATAGGAAGAGCACATTACGAAACCGATTCAAAGTTCGGTATGAAGTTAGGATATTCAATGTATGATTATCTAAAGAAAATGAAAAGGTTATGATATTTATATCGTAGGAGAAATTAGTATGAAAAAATTATTAGTATTTTTAAGTGTTTTGTCATTTTTATTTATTTCCTGTGAAAAGGAAGAGATATTAGAACCTGTATTAGAGATTTCACTTGACGGTGAGTCTTTTGACCCAAATGAAAGATACGCACAAATCAAATCATTTGGTGGTGTAAAATACGATGGTGATATTATCAAAAAGATATTTATCCTTTATCTACAAGTAGATGATGGAGAACCAAGATTGGACAGACAACACTTTGCATTATACGTCTTAGATTCAGACGGTGACGATAATGGAGCGTTGTTAGACATTGGAACCTATACTTGGGAAAACCCTGATAACAAATATGCAGGAGTTGAGATTCCAGGCGACCAAGAATATGTTGTTTGGAATAATGTTCAAGTCATGGATGTACATGACGGACTAATTTGTTTAGACGCCGAAGGTGAATTTTACAATCCATATATTCAAAGAAATATGACTGTGGATTTAAGATTAGAAAACTATCCAATTGGATTGGATATAAACGCAACACCTTATGGTTACTTATTAGATTAAGGAGTAACAGATGGAAGAACAGGAAAATGTATTAGGTGAAAAGTCTAAGGTACAATTAGACATTAAAGCATTGATAGGGATGGTATTAGGTATCATCTCTATCGCAGGTGTTTGGTTTAGTTTAACAGCAGAGATTTCTCAATTACAATTAGATGTAATTAGAATGCAAGATGATGTTGAATTAAATCACGAGTTCAGAGTAAAGTGGCCACGAGGTGAGATGGGTGCATTACCTGATGACGCAAAACAAGACCTTAGAATCGAATACTTACAAAAAGAAGTAGACGAACTAAGAAAAACAGTAAAAGAATTAGAAATCGAGAATGCTAAAATGGGTAAATGATGAGAAAGAAAATGATAGCATTATCGTTAAGTTCAATACTAATGTTTGGTTGTGGTGTGACTAAACCAATGTCACCCGTAACAGAACAAGAACATCATGAAAATGTATTAAATGGTGTTTTATTTGGATTGATAACTTACGCGATATTTAGTAGTATAAAATTATGATAAAATTAAAAGAAATATTGAACGAAGGAAAGAAATCACTAAATGAGATGGTACACTTTTATGGAAAAGCAAAAGTTGTACTTCAATCAAATGCAAAAGATGCCAAATTACCATCTCAACAAGTTGAGTTTAGATTTAATTATTCAAAACCTGATTTCTTAGGTAAAGGTCCAACTTTAACCTGTATTCCTGCAAGTTCAAAAGATTTAGATAAGATTGATACTTTAGGTAGTATATCAAAAGATGATATTTGTAAACAATTAGCAGAGTTCGCATCGAAGAAAACAAAACAAACATTTGTTCCCATTGAATACAGACATCTTGACCAATATGCAATTGCGCTAGATATAGAACCTATTTTAAAGAAAATCAAATAATCAATAAAAAGGAAAGAGGAGATATGTTTAAGGATAAAGAGTTAAGAGGATATATAGGAGCAGCCACAGTATTCATACTTGTGATGGGACTTTTATTGTTTTTAGCATTTTTTGAGATACCTGAAACTAATAACGATATATTCAAAGTAATTGTCGGTATGTTAGTTGGTTCATTATCAGTTGTTATCTACACTTTTATAGGTAAGAATCCTGAAGAGGTAGAAGCGTTAAAAGCGAAGAATGAAGCGTTGGAAGACAAAGTATCTGCAATGGTTGTCGAAAAAGACAAGTTAGAGAAACTATTGAGAGACATTCAAACTGAAGTTATAGATAAGTTATCTATTACAGGTGAGAAGTTTAAGTTTCAAAACACAACTAAAAAATAAAAAATGAGTGACAGAGTAGCAAGAAAAAAAGGACAACATAGAGGGTCATCCTCTCATTCAGATTTGTATACGGATGAAAATCCAAAAGGTACAATTCATGGATTAAAGTTTGCTACTCAAAAAGACGCAGCGGCCTCTGTAAATAAAATAAGGTCAAGTGGTAAAAGTCACGCACATAAAATACAAGCTGCTATCGCAATGGAACAAAGAGCGAAAGCAGCTGGTAAAGTGTCAGCAGCAGGTGAATATAGAAAATTCATAAATATGATGAAAAAGAAGACTAAAAAAATGAACGAGAACATAGTATTACCTATAAAGGTTGGGGATACGATTTTGACAGGTAGGTTCAAAAACAAAAGAACTACCGTTAAATCAATCGGTAAGGACGATTATGGTATGCCAACAATCAATGGTAGGAAAGTAGTCAACTTTAGAATCGTAAAAGAATCTGTAGAAGTAGAGTTCCCTGAAGATATGCCACAAGATGAATCAATAAATGAACAAAGACCAATACCTATGGACACTCCAAATGAGTTCGTATACATGGATTTCAAAAAATGGGTGTACAAGAACAGGAAAAAGGTCAAGAACATGATGTTGAAACAAAAAGGTGATTCGACTAAAATGTTTTTAATATTATCAGCGTTGTGGTATAAATGGGCAACAAAAAGTGCACCAAACTTTACTTCTATAAAAGATAAAAAGAAATTTGGTAGAGCGTTAATGGTTTTGATGGTAGATGACAATTTGATATTTGACAAAGACACATACAAGAAAACTAATAGAATCACTCAAGTCAAAGAAATCAACTATGACAATCTTGGAAACAAATGTCCAGGCCCTGTAACATTAGATGGTAGATGTTTACATGGTAGAAATACTTACCAAAAAGAAGGTGAAGAGATAAACGAGATTGGTATCTTCAAAATCAGTCAGTTTACAAAAGGAATCATTCCACAGGGAAGATTAGATACACATACACCTCAAAAGAAAAAAGAAGCAATAAAACTTATCAAGAACTTCCATAGTATGTTAAATGCGTTTTGGAGAGAAAACGACATTCCTTTTAGAGCAAGATTAAAATAAATTTGGAATTCTCATAAATTTTTTGTATATTTATACTAAAGGATAAATTATGGGTAGAATATTAAGAGTTTTTGATTTCGATGATACACTTGCAAAAAGTGTAGCATATATCTATGTAAAAGGTAAAGACGGAAAAGAAATAACTTTGTCACCTGCACAATATGCAAAATATAAACCCAAAAGAGGTGATGAGTTTGATTTCAGAGATTTTAACAGTATGTTGAACAAACCGAGAGTAATTAAGAAAAACTTCAAATTACTTCAACAGATGTTAAAGAACCCCAATAAAAAAGTTACGATACTTACTGCAAGAGCATTAGGATTCCCAATCAGAAAGTTTTTTAAAGATGAATATGGATTAGATGTATATCCTGTCACATTAGCAAGTAACAATCCAAAAGATAAAGCAGATTGGATTGAAAAACATATTGCAAAAGGTTACACTGATATCGCATTTATGGATGACTCACTTAAAAATGTAAGAGCAGTACAACAGTTACAGAGAAAATATCCTGACGTAAGAATCAAGTCTGTACTTGCTGTTGAACATTTATCACCGAGTCAAAGAAAGAATTTGATAGAAAATCATATAGAAGAGTTGTCTAAGACATATTTATAGAGAAATAGGATATACAATGGCAGCTACAAACAAAGACATTTTAGAGAACATTCTACAAGAATTGTCGTCTATGAAAACTAAACTCCCAAATGGCGAGTTAAAAAGAATGGAGACAACGATTATAGAGATGAAGGAAAATTACACAGACATCAAAGAAGATTTATCTGATATTAAATACACATTACTAAATCCTGAGAATGGTGTAATAGTCAGAGTAAATAAAAACACTGAAGTAAGAGAAGAAATGGAAGAAGTTCCTGACAGAGTTTTAGAGTTAGAAAACGAGTTAGAAAAACTTCAAGAATGGAAATCAACTGTCTCGAGAGCACTTTGGGTACTATTTAGTGGACTAATTGGTCTTTTAGGGTGGATTTTTTCCGAAGCAATAGGTAAAATTTAGTTTTATTAACTTTCCAAATTATATTTATGGATAACTATGTAGACAAAGCGATAGATGAGGTTTACGACATACTGTTGTACAACCCAACTTATATTGACAAGTCTACTAAAAAAAGAGTATTAAAGAAGATGATGGACCACTATCTCGAAGTAGAAGAATACGAGAAGTGTAAGCATGTTCAAGAACTCATGGATATGTTGGAGAGAACAAATGAAAATAGTAGTAAAAAGTCTTGATAATTTATTATCGAGTACTAAAGAATTAGGTAACAAAATTTTATATGTAGTAACAGATGAGCCAGGTGGGACCAAAGTAGCAGCAGAGATTTGTCACGAAGTCGAGGTTCCAATTTACATCACAAAGTTTAAAAACAAGTACGATATAGAAGAAGTAATTTATTACGATTTATGACATACGGGGAAAGAAAAAAAACCTTATATTTATTAAATGATAACGTGAATAGTTTTATGGATGTCATAAATGTTTTGAAAAAATATATGTCATATCCAACTACTCAGGGTCAGTCAATAGCAAATATAGTTCATACAACAGGTCGTTGTAATATATTTACAGGTGATGAATTAATCGTTGACCATTATTATGAACTATTTATTAAAAACGGATTTAATGTGGAAGTAGATTACTATGAAGAAGACTAACATACCATCAAAAGGTTTAGGTGACACCATAGCTAAAATCACATCAGCAACTAAATTAGATAGGTTGGCTGAGAAAATCGCAGAAGTCGCAGGAGCAGATGATTGCGGATGTGACAAAAGACGTGAAAAATTAAATAGGATGTTTCCGTACAACGGAGTTAAAAAATGAGTTGGAATATAAAAGATTTCATATTAGAAGTAATTAACGAAGAACAACTTGACGAAAAGTTAATGGTTTACAATAACAGAAAACCATACGGTCAGGTAGTATTCTTAGCAGGTGGAGCAGGTTCAGGTAAAGGATTCGCATCAAATCACTTTTTAGATAAAGAAATGTTCAAGGTTCGTGATGTCGATAAAATGAAAAAACAATTACAGATTCTAAATAGAATGGGTAAAATCGATATAGATGGAATCATAAAGAAGTTTGGTAAAAACATACCAGCAAAAGAAATAGAAAATATTAGAAGTATTCAATCACAAGGATTTCAATTAAGAAACTTACAACTGAAACAACCTAACCACGTTAGAGCATTACATCAGTTAGTAAAAGCAATGGGTATCAAAGATAGTTCATTAGAAAAACTATTTGTAGGTAAAGATAATCCTGAGACACTTCCTAATATTATGTTTGATATTACAGCAAAAGATGTTTCAGATATTACGAAGGTAGTTCCTATGTTAAAGAAGGCAGGATACCAATCTAAAAATGTTCACTTAACGTGGATTCTTACTAACTTCGTAACTGCAATGGAAAACAACAAACAAAGAGAGAGAATGGTACCTGAGGATATTTTATTAAAAACTCACGAAGGTGCAGCAAACACTGTTTGGGGATTGATAACAAAAGCAATGCCAAAGGGTGTAAACGGTAGAGTAGACGTAATTCTAAACAATCCAAAACATACAGTCAAATATAAAGACAAAGACGGAAACGAGGTTGAAGGAATTGCAAAAGGATTTTTATCTCTACCCGTGAAGAAAGAAGGTGGGAGTATATTACCTGAGAAAGTTTGGAAGGAAAAACTTTTCAATTGGGTGAAAAATAACGCTCCTGATAGTATAACAAAGTATATGTAAAACGTAAATGAGCAACATTAAAAATCAAGACAACGGAAATACACAACTAAATCAAGTCCGTAACGATTTCAACGACAGAGTAGCAGGTAAAAAGTTCTTAGGAGCGACTCCAAGAGTACATTGGAATCAATCGAGAAGATTTAGAACGATTTAGATTTAGAAAGTAGTTATGAGAGTAAACGCATTTATCATAGATGAGTTCTATAGTAATGTCGATGAAGTAAGACAGTTTGCATTAGAACAAGATTTCAGTGTACGAGGAAACTATCCAGGCCCTCGAACCAAATCATTTTTAAACGATTCAGTAAAACAAGTAATTAATGATGTTATCTCACCAAGATGGGGTAATGTTATATTTTGGGGTGACGAAGAATATACAGGTTCGTACCAATTTACAACATCAAGAGATAGAAGTTGGATTCACTGTGACCAAACAACAAGATGGGCAGGTGTTTGTTTTTTAACACCAAATGCACCACTCAGTTCGGGAACAGGTATTTTTAAACACAAACCTACAGGATTAATAGAATGTCCTCGATTAGAAAATGGTGAAACAGACCGTGAGTTATTAGATAAAATATATAAAGATTCACAAGATTATACAAAATGGGAACTTGTAGATAAATTTGCGAATATATATAATAGACTGATAATTTATAGAGGTGATTTCTTTCATCAATCATTAGATTATTTTGGTCAAGATAAATATGATGGAAGGTTGTTCCAAACATTCTTTTTTAATACGGAGAAATAATGGATAGAATAGTTCAAGAGGTTTTATTTACAGATAGTGAATGTCAAAGTCTAATAGATGGTGTAACTGAATGGAATTCAGCAACGTTAGTCCAAAAAGGACAGGGTACTGAAATCAACTACGGATACTCAGATGATTCACATAGAAAAGCATCTGAAGGTAAGTATGAACTTTCTGATTCATTAAAGACGATGTTACTAAATAAAATAGGAAAGTGGAACATTCAAGGTCTACTAAGTACAGCAAGAATCAATAAGTACGAAACAGGTAACTATTTTAAAAAACACGTTGATAAAACCAAAAGACTATACTCAGATAGATTAAAGACTCTAATTATTAATCTTTCAAACCCAAGTGATTTTGAGGGTGGGGGATTAACACTGTATCACGGGACTGAACAAACTGTTATGAATACAACAAGAGGAAACGTCATAATATTTGATTCAGATATAAAACACGAGGCACATACCGTAACATCGGGTGTACGATATACATTTACAACTTGGTTAACTTCTCATCACATTACTCTATGATAGACCCACTCAAAAGAGGTGCAAATATAAGTCACAAATATAAATTCGTTTGGACCGCACCTGCTAAAGTAGCATCAAGGTCGGTAAAAGATGTTTTTAGAAAGTATTGTAATTTGAATCCTGATTGGCCCTCTGATGAACATACATCTGATTTTACTCATGTAAACAATTGGCCTGAATTAGCAGGTAAAGATTATATGCATATTGCAAGTATTAGACATCCATATTATAGGTGGTTAAGTTATTGGAAGTATGGATATGGTGGTGAACTTCACGAAATGATAGACCCAAAAAATGGACCAATTGAATGTTTACAAAATATGTCACAGGATTGGATAAATGGTTGGGGACTTTGGAATCTAATAAATAATACATCAAAACAAATAGATTTTCTAATTAGAGCGGAAAATCTTGAAGTATCTTTAAAAAAACTTTGGTTTATCCCTGAAGATGTTGTGGTACCAACTGTTGGTAAAACTTATACACCACCGATTCCATTCGATGAAGAACACCTCAGACAAGTATGTTATGATAGATTTCTTGATGACTACATAAACTTTGGATACATGAAAGATGAAAAACATTATCAGTGGGAACCACCCAATGAGATATCAAATCCACAATTTAAACACAGAAAAATTTAACATAAATTTAACATTAAAAATTTGGAATTGTCACAAATTATGACGATATTAGTAGTGTAAGATTAAGAGATATGAAAAAATCAAAAGTTCAAGAAATAATTAACGAGGTTCTTCCAAAGATAGAGAACCATTATGGATTCTCAAAGTTCCAAGAGTGTACTCCTTATGTTGAGTTACACAAAAACATTTACGAAAAGTATAGTGGTGAAGAAGGTTCTGATGGTGAGGAGAGTGGATGTCACGCTGAGTATTGTAGTGATATGAATGAGATTACTGTTTACTATCCTAATATGAAAAGTAAGAAGATGGTTATTCAGACTTTGATTCACGAATACATTCACTACTTACAATCACCGATTTGGTTCAAAAGATATTACAATATGGGTCACGATTATGTATCTCACCCATATGAAAAAGAAGCAATAAGTTACGAAAAAGATTACATAAAGTTTATATAGTGACAGACTTTCAAAAGGTTTCTAAGTACGTCAAGGACGATTTAGGAATAGATGTTAAAATGGGTCAGATAACCGCGTTTATGGGACATAAGAACAAAACTATCTTTATTCACCATAATCATAATCTGAAAAAGAACGGTCTTTATACGTTACTACACGAAGTTGGACATGCTTATCAAAATAAATATGAAAACTATTTTAAAGAAATTGATGAGGATAAATCCCCAAAAAAGTTTAATATGTACAAATTCATAAATGAGGTGAATGCGTGGGACAAAGGATTGGATATTGCAAATAAACTTGGAATAAAAGTGGACGCTAACGAATATAATAAGGTTAAAGAAGAGTCTTTGTTAACATATTTTTAACAAAAATTTAACAATTATTTAACATTAAAAATTTGGAATTGTCAAGAATATTCACGATATTAGTAGTGTAAGAATGAGTAATAAGAGTTTAAAAATAAAAAATATGAGTAAAAAAATCAAATTAACAATCCAAGGTGTAAACTACGAGTTACCAAAATCAGCAGTGGTATTCAAGGGTTCTTCTCAGTGGGAAGATGAAACATACATCCAAATGAGAGCAAAGTATTGTTCTTCAATAATCAAACAATATGTTAAGAAAAACTTTCCCTTATTGAATGTATGGGCAACTTCTTCAGTATACAGTGGTGGTTCTTCTTGTGACATCTACGTTTCTAACCAAGATGGTTCATCAGTAGATAAAGATATTTACGAACAAATAGAGAACTTCTCTCAACTGTTCAAAGGTGGTAGTTTCAATGGTATGGAAGATATCTATGAATACAGAACTGACGACCCAACTACTGATAACGGTACTCCAATGAAGTACTTCCCTTCTTATGTATTTGTAAACAATAAACCAAAGTGGGGTACAGTTGAGTATTGGATGAATGAGTGGAACGAATTGAAAGACCATTACAAAAACAAAACAGAGTTCCTACTTAAAAATAAAACTTATATGACCGATAAAGAATACAAAAATATATGTAACGTTTTAAATCCATTAGGTCATCTAAACGGTAAGTAAAAGAAACGCAAGTCTTTTCCTAAGGTGGTTAGACTTAAGGGACAAAAACCTGTGAAACAAACCACCTTTTTTTTTAAAAATTGAATATTATGAAAAATTATCAAATTGTATTAACATCATTAGTTTCCTTCTTTATTTCGTACACCGTGTTATTCGGAATAGCACAAAAGTACATTCACTTTCAGAGTGAGTTAAATGAGATAGGAGTTTTTAGTATTTCATCTACGATGGGGTTTGTTGCCTTGTTTGGGTTAGATTGGAAAGGTTTGTATAATTGGTTAAAAAATTAAAATTATGTATGTATCAGAATGTTGTGGGTCATCCCCATGGTTAGGAGACATCGACTACGGTAGGTGTTCAGATTGTAAAGAATGTTGTGAATTCTATAATGAAGATGAAAATGAAGAAATGGCAGTATAGAGAAATGGGTAGTCGTAATAAGAAGACAGGTAAGTTGTCTTATTACAATGTAACTGTTGTAGATTACCACATATCAGATTGTGAGTGTATGGCACGACAGTTCCGACCTTATTCACCGTGTAAACATATGAAAAGACTACACGAAAAATTAGGTCACCTATCAATTTGATTAAATTTAAAATCATATTTATATAAAATAAAGAAAGTTATATATGGACGTACAAATTCCTAAAATCATTCATCAGTTATGGTTGGGTGATAATGAAATGCCTGAACACTGTCAACAGTTTGTTCAGGAAATGATAGATTTACACCCTGATTATACTCACTATCTTTGGGGTAATGAAGTATTTGAAGAGAAATACAAAGACGATGAATATCTTCAGAACTATACAAAAGACCCCGAGTTATACAAATGGGCATTTATTTGTGATAGGATAAGACTTTTACTACTTAGGGACCACGGTGGAATTTATGTTGATGTAGACGCAAAACCTGTTCAGTCTTTTAATGTAGTCTTAGATAAATTAAGTCCACAACATACGTTTGTTTCAGGAATGAAACCTTCACAAGAAAATAATACATTGGTAGATTGTACAGTTTATATGGCAGCACCAAATTCAAGAATGGTAAATGAGTGTCTATCTACATATGACAATCTATATTGGGCAAATGGTTGTAGAATGTTTAATGATAAAATCATAGAAACAATGGACACCGATGTTCAATTACTTGGTTACGAATACTTCTATGACCAAAAAATAGGTCCGAAGACAATTATACTACACGATATTGAAGATACAAGATTATTGAGTTGGACTGATAATCCTGAAGCGAAAAAACCTCACAATTGGTAGATGACAAACGGTTACGAACTTATTGATAATTTTCTGACAAAAGATGAACACGAGTATTACTTAAATGTATGTAAAGAAACATATGAAGGTACTCACGGTAAACAACACCCACATTTCTCGTGGAATGGTGAAGACAATCTCAATAAGATAAACGGTGCGTGTAATTACCAACCAAAGTTTTTAGAAATCGCATCACATCCAACTTTGGTCAAAAAAGCAAAAGAGATATTAAATACTGAAGATACTATTGACGTGTACATCAGTAAGTTCTTCCCAATGAAACCAAAAGTTGGAATGTCAACATTTATGCACCAAGACAATTATTATTTCAAAGGTGACAGTAGTAAGATTGTCAGTTGTGCAATATACTTAGAAGATACATCAAAAGAAAATGGATGTTTGAGACTTGTAGAAAATTCACATAAACACGGTATTTTACCACATGATGTGAGTAGTGAAGTTGACCCATGGATTAGATGGATTAGTGAATCAAGTCTACAAAAGTTTAACATAATAGATTTAGAAAGACCTGCACCATACGCAACTTTCTTTGATATAAACTTAGTTCACGGTTGTTATCCAAATGTATCTGATAGAACAAGATTTAGTTTAGCATGGGAATATATTCCAACATCAGAAACAGGACCATTTGTTACAGATGAACCGTGGTGTGATAGAAATACAGTAGGATGAAAATATTATTAACAGGACACGGAAGATGTGGTAGTACTTCTCTTCATTACGGACTTTCAGACGTTATGAATCATAAAATGGTGTTAGAACCATTTAATAGAGAATTATGGAAAAGTTACTACAAAACAAACCCACCATTTCAAAAAGGTGATGAGATTGGTGAGAATGTTATATTTAAAACATTATCAGGTCACAGTCCTGATTGGATTGAAAAAAACTATAGTAAGTTTGATAGAACTATAATATTGATGAGGGATAATTTGAGAGATACTGTATTAAGTCATCAGAACGCAATAGTTCACGGATATTTGAATGAGTACAAAGGAACTGAAAATATAACCAAAAAATCTTTGGAGTATGTTTTTAACAATTACAAGTGGTTAATAGATTTCCATAAAAAAACTGTTACATCAAGATTGGTTTGGTATAATGACATTTACACAACGGATTTTAATAAATCGAAAGACACAATACGGTCATTAGATTTGAACTTATCAGAAGAACAACTAAGTATGTTGTATGAAAAGTATTTGAATCCAAGATTTAGATTAAGAAAAAATTAACAATAATTTAACATTAGAAATTTGGAAATGTAGGTAAAAATACCTATATTTACTATGTAAATAAGTAATGATATGACAAATAAAACTATTTTCACAGACATCGATGGGACTTTGGTTCACCAAGTGAACTTTGAAGACCTTGACCCGTTTAACAGTGTTGCATTGCCAGGAGTTGTAGATAAAATGGTTGGTTGGTTCAAAAAAGGATACCACATCGTATTAACTACTGCAAGACCTGAGTCTTTGAGACACGAGACAATTCAAGAAATGGACATCTTAGGAATACCATTCCATCAATTAGTGATGGGAATCGGTAGAGCCGAAAGAATCCTAATCAACAACAATAGTGATAAAAAACCTAATGAAGTAAGAGCAGAAGGTATAATTGTTCAGAAAAATGGTGGTTTTAATGACGTAAATCTATAGTTATGATATATTTAAGAGAGGAGTGGATTAACCACCCGAAACTTAAACGGTTCAGTAGAATCAGTTGTACTGACTCTAAATGTGAGTGTGGTTCCAAGAATACAGCATATCTTTGGGAACACGATTCATGTGTTAGGGGAAGGATAGACACTGAAGTCTGTTTGGACTGTGACGGTATCAAAAGTTTTGATATCGTAAGATAGGAGACTTAGATGACTGAACAAGATTTAATGGACCTTGGTTTTAAAAGGTTCGATGAGGTAGAAGGGGTAGATGAATTCTGTTATTACTCACTAACAATCGGTGGACTTGAATTTATTTCAAATGATTCCGAAGATTGGGTAGATGAAGACGTATCAGTAGAAATCGCAGACAGTGAGATTGTATTTAACGAGTTTGAGGACTTAAGTGAAGTCATCAACATTTTAAGAAAAAACGAACTGTAAAGTTTGGATATTAATGCAAATTTTTGTATATTAGTACAAATAAAAAGGAAAAAGTTATGAATTATGAACCATTGAATGACTATGTGTTAGTCAAGGTAATCAAAGAAGACGAAAAAACTAAAGGTGGATTATACAAACCTGAATCCAACAAAGAACAACTGAAAGGTGAAGTAATCGCAGTTGGTGATGGTATCTTTACATCCACAGGTAAAAAGATTCCGATGAAATTAAATATCGGTGACACCGTAATCGTTCCTAATACAGGAATCCAACTTAGATTAGAAGGTGAAAAGTATAATTTATACAGAGAACAAGAAATACTAATCAGATTATCATGAGTGCAACAAAAAGGTGGATAGAGGACCTTCAGATGGCGGGACAAGACCCACTATCAAATGATAAACATCTTGACGATGAGTATCACTATAAAGAGTGGTGTCACTATTCAGGATTACCTAATGTATTAGCATATGAAAATCACAAAAACAAATTAGATGAACATTAAGTATTTACTCTTAGGTGGATTTTTATTTTTATTAGGACACCTTGGAGTTTTCCATCAATTGAATGGACAGTTCAAGTGGGAATGGTTTAAAAATAACCCACATATATTAGCACTTGCAGGAATACCAATATCACTTCTTTATATCTACGGAACAAAGTTCGCAGTTCAAGGATTTGATGGACTATTATGGCCAACAAGATTCCTTGGATTTGGTATTGGAATGATGGTTTATGCATGGGGTGTGTCTTATTACTTTAATCAAGGATTCACACCAAAAGTTGTTGTATCACTAATCTTAGCATTTACATTGTTAAGTATTCAAGTATTGTGGAAATGATTTTTTGGACGAATGGACTTATAGAAACTGAACTAACGAGACACTTCCATTTTGTAAGAAGTGCAAAAGAAATTCTTTATTCGAATCCAAAACACATACGAGGTATTTGGTCGTATAAAGACAAGAAGAGACTGTATGATTTAGAGGAAAAAGTACAGAAAAAAAGATTAACACTATCTCACAGAGATTTCCAATTTTTAGAGAGTATAGTGGAAAAATATGGGTAACCCATATTTATATATAAATGAAGGATATGAAAAAAGGTTTTAAATTACCAAATGGATATGTTTTAGGGAAAGGTAGAACTCCCTTGAACTTAACTGAAAGTCAGATTCGTTATGCGATGAAGAACTCGAAGTCAAATTCAGGTGCAGCTAGATTCCTTAATGTATCACTAACCACATATCAAAAGTATTCAAAATCTTACATAGACGAAGAAACAGGAAAAACTCTTTGGGACTTACATAAGAATCAGAGAGGTAAGGGTGTAAAGAAACCATATAATGTAACTCAGGGTAAATACGCGTTGAATGACATTTTAGATGGTAAACATCCTAAGTATCCTGTTTTTTTATTGAAGAAAAGATTAATTAACAACTCACATAAACCTGAGTTAGAATTTCCACATGAATGTCACAGTTGTGGATACAAAGAGAAAAGATTGACAGATGGTTCTATTCCTTTGATTCTTGACCATATTGATGACGATTGGACAAATCACAAAAGAGAAAACATTAGATTTTTATGTTACAATTGTTTTCATAATCAAAGAGGTAATATCAGAGGTAAACAACCACAGTGGAGAGCAGAACAAATAAAACAAGCAAAATTAAAACAAAAAAAAGGTAAATAAGTTATGGGTAAAGAAGTATTTCACGGAGAGGATTCTCGTCAAAAACTATTAACAGGAGTTACAGAACTCGCAGACGCAGTAAGTGTCACGTTAGGACCAAGAGGTAGAAACGTAGTGATTCAGACAGACGCGTCACCACATATTACAAAAGATGGTGTAACTGTTGCAAAATCTATTGAGTTTACAGACAATACCAAGAATTTGGGTGCACAGGTAATCAAAGAGGCAGCACAACAGACTGCGGATAATGCAGGTGATGGTACTACAACTTCAACTGTATTAGCAAAACATATCTTTGTTGAAGGTATGAATGAAGTTAAGAATGGTGCAAATCCTATCGAACTTCGAAGAGGTATGGATATCGCAGTTAAAAAGGTTGTAGACAAGTTGGTAGATGACGTATCTATCGATGTAAACACTAATGAACAAATCAAACAGGTCGCAACTATATCAGCAAATGGTGATGAACAAATCGGTGATATGATTGCAGAGGCAATGCACCAAGTTGGAAGAGATGGAGTTATCACAGTTGAAGAAGGTAATTCAGCAGATGATGAACTTGATATCGTAGAAGGATTACAATTTGATAGAGGTTACTTATCACATTATTTTATTAACAATCAAGAAAAACTTAATGTGACTCACGAAGAACCTGCTATTCTTTTATTTGATGGTAAGATTACCGAGATGGATGATATTGTTGGTGTTCTTGAAAACGCATCATCAAAGAATAAAGCAATCGTAGTTATTGCTCATGAGGTTGAAGGACAGGCACTCGCGACTATGGTAGTCAATTCCGCGAGACAAACACTTAAATGTCTTGCACTAAAAGCGCCTGGATTTGGTAATGAAAGAAGTGAGATACTAAAAGATATGGCATCATTGACAGGTGCAACACTTTTTGGTGGTATTGGAAAAGAATTAGAAGATATTACTTGGGATGACTTAGGTTCTTGTGATAGAGTTGTATCTACAAAGAATGAGACAGTAATTGTAGGTGGACACGGTGAATCAGAAGATTTGGAACTTAGAATCGTTCAAGTTAAGAATGAATTAGAAGAATGTGAATCAGACTTCGAAAAAGAAAAACTACAGAAAAGATTATCTAAATTAAGTGGTGGTGTTGCAGTATTGAGAGTTGGAGCACAATCAGAGATTGAGATGAAAGAAAAGAAAGATAGAATCGATGACGCTCTTCTCGCTACTAAAGCAGCGGTTGAAGAAGGTTTTGTTAGTGGTGGTGGAGCAGCACTTATTCACGCGAGACAATTAGTCAATGGTTCTATTGATTTAGGTGGTGATAGACAAAAAGGAGTTGAGATTGTACTTAATTCTTGTACGTCACCATTCAGAACTATTGCAGAGAACGCAGGATTGAAACCTGATGTACTTTTAGATAGATTTGAATCCTCACCACAAGATGTTTTGACAACTACAGGTTATGATGTAATCAACGAAGAATTTGGTGATTTAGTAGAAAAAGGTATTATTGACCCAACAAAAGTGACAAGAACTGCGATTGAAAAGGCAGTTTCGGTTGCGGGAACACTACTTACTACTGAGTGTATGATTGTAAATGAACCTGATAAGGATGAGTAGTGAGCAAAAAACTGAAACTGTTGAAACTAAAATCTGAAGTATTAAAACTTGAGAGAGAATTGGTTGAAGAAGAGTTTCAGACCTATTGTAAGGATTTTGACAAATATTTTAAAAAGTTTTATGACAATCCTAAAAAAAAGAAATCAAAACCAACAATAGATGACCCAACAATACACTATGAAAATGCAAAACGAGAAAGAAAACAAAGGGAAGAGGAAATCGATAGACAGAGAACTCTTCTTAAGAATGCGCCGACAAAGGTCAAGAATCTATACAAGAGACTTGCGACTAAAGCACATCCTGACGTAGGTGGTGATAACGAGACCTTTCAAAAGGTGATTCAGGCATATGAAACTCAAAATCTAATGAAAATGTTAGAATTCGCAGGTGATTTGGGAGTTTCTTACAAGTTGGATAAAAGTGATGAACAATTACTACAAGACAACTTAGACAAGATAACCGAGGATATCAAGAAGTTAAAAGGTAGTATCGGTTGGTTGTGGGGTACAGGTGATAAAGAGGCGAGGTTGTTCTGTATACAAAGAGTTATAGATGAGACAGGACATACACCAAGTCAAGATGACCTACCAAAAGATTTAAGAAAAAAGAAAAAGAAGTTATTAGGACAACGTGGGAAAGAAAAAGAGTAAAATAGTAGGATGTACAGCAGGTAATTTTGATTTGATTCATCCTGGCTATATATACACCTTTCAAGAGGCGAAAAGACACTGTGACCATTTCATAGTGTTTTTACAAAGAGACCCGTCACTTCATAGGAAGTCAAAATATAAACCCGTGATTCCATTGTACGAAAGATATCGTACATTGATGGCAATCCAATATATTGATGAGGTTTATGTTTATCAGACGGAAGAAGAACTTTACGAATTGATTAAGTTTTTCAAACCCGATATAAGAATCTTAGGTGAGGATTATATCGGAAAATCATTTACAGGTGATGACTTACCACCAAAGATTGTGTTCACAACAAGAGCACATGGTTGGTCAACAACTAAAATGAAAGATATGATTGCAATGCAAACAATCAAACAGAATCCTGAGATTCAGGACTCTGCTCAGTACTTTGAACGTAAATTAGAAATGGATGACTAAATATATAATAGAAATAACACCAATAGTAACGGATGAAACAAGAACAGGTGGTCGAAATGATTCACCATATATGACAACAATCGAAACAGATGATATCGAATGGAGTATGGGACAGTATCAGAGAAACAGAACTCCGTTTAGTTGGAAAATCGTAAACGAAGAGTGAAGAAAGAAAAGAAAATACTAATAGTAATAGGACACCCCGATACTAAATCATTTTGTTACAATGGGATATTCAAAACCATTGTTGACGAAGTGGACAAGAAATCAGAAGACTTTAAAATCATAGACTTATATAGAGATAGTTTCAGAAGACCAAGAACGGATTTAATTGAATCATACAAAAAAATGGTAACTTGGTCAACTCATATTTATTTCATATCACCTGTTTGGTGGTTCAGACTAACTCCAAGAATGGAAATATTCTTTGACGAGGTCTTAACGCCTGGATTCGCATATAATTTCAAAAATATCACGAAACTATACGCATATCCACAACCACACTTAAGTGATAAAAAAGTTAGGACATATATAACTCATGGAGCACCAATGTTACCCGTTGTGACATTATACTTAAATTCAGTTAAGTTAAGATTGGTATTGGGTGTATTTACATTTGTATTTGGATGGAAAATCAGTAGATGGTTAAAAACAAAACAATTTTGGTCAGTCCCGTTTGTATCAGACAAGAAACGAAAAAAGTATTTGGAAGTGGTCAAGAGAGACATGAAAAAAGATTTGAGATGAAAAAAATAAAGAAATTCTTCAAAGATATATGGTTAGGTATTAAGATATCAAATGAATACTATCTTAGTGGAAAGTGTAACCATGGTAAATTTTAAAATTATGAAAAACAGATTAGATAATATAGACAAGTTATTAATGTTCGCATTATTGTATTTCCTATTTATGGGATTCGCAATGACAGTGAACGCACAAATCAAACACTATGACGGTGAGTTATATCATGTGGTTTATAGTGAGGATTATGAACAACCTCTTCAAGTGACATATACAGTGATGTGTCCAACAGGTGAAATCAGTAGAAGTGGAATGGACTTTTGGAAACCAAAAGGATGGAAAACTTCAGACAATGATGACTACAAAGCAAATGTATATGATAAAGGTCATATGGCACCAGCAGCGGCATTTAATTGTTTTGATAAAGAAACTTTGAGAGAAACGTTCAACTATCTGAATTGTGCACTTCAACATGAATCACTAAACAGAGGACCGTGGAAAGAACTCGAAAGATTTGAACGAGACTTATCCAAAGTATTTGAAACAGTAAAAGTAAATGTAACGGTACATTTTGACAATGAACCCGAGTATGTAGCAGGTGGAGCACTTATACCAAGTGGATTCACAAAACAAATATGGGCAGGTGAACACGAGTGGACATTTTACTTTGATAATATAAATTTAAAAGGTAGAGATTGGTCAGACTTTCAGATACCTAATATAAGACAGATAAACGACTAATGTTTGACGAAACTTTTGTAACGAGAGTACTTTGGAATACCAATACAGAGAAAATGATAAAAGCAACAGAAATGATTTGCAAGATGTCACATAAGTATGATATTCCCGTTGACTATAAACACCTCGGAATAATAGAGGACGATGTACAAGATGAAGATAGTAGTTGGGGCATTAGTTGACGAAGATACTGTTCTAATTGGAAAAAGATTATCCACGGATTCGGTTTGTCCTGATTTGTGGGAACTGCCAGGTGGTAAGATTGAGGAAGGTGAAACTCCGTATGACGCGATAATTCGTGAATGGAAAGAGGAGTTGGATATAGACATAAATGTATATTATTCAATACCCGAAAGAGAAGAAGACGGAGTAGAGTTTTATCCATATATAATCAAATATAAGAGTGGTAAACCTAAACTCAATGCACATCAGAGTGTGAAATGGATTACGTTAAATGATATAAACAAATATCAGTTCACTCCATTAAGTAAAAAAACACTATATATAATAAAGGGTAGTTACGATTTATTTTTAACCAAAAAAGAGCAGGAGTAAAAAGGTGATTAAGAAGTTCATCAAAAAAACAGTAGGAAACAAAACAAAGTTATCAGAAGTATCAAGTTCAATCGCGGAATCCGTGTTAGATGGTAATTGGTTATCGTTCAATTGTGAAAGACCGTATATACAATTTACGGAAGAGGATATGAAAGATATAACCGATGAGTTAACCTCACGAACCGACCAATGATACATCGACCCGCGGGAAGGGACGATTTCGTGTGTCTAAGAAAAATTTTGAGATAAACCCAAAATTGTTTCTATACGCGCATATAAATTAAAAGAGTTATGAAGACCATTATAGTACACAAACCCAAAAGATGTAGAAACCCAAGGATTGAAGTATTCGATGACCACATTGATAAAGTAAACAATGTGCGCTCAAAGAAGTATATTCCCGAGGGGACGGATATCCTTCAAATGGGTATGGGTGGTGAAAATCTCTTCAACACATATATAAAGAAATATAAAATCGATTCAACATGGAAATAAAATCAATTAAAAAATTATCTAACGGTGATATCGAAATCACCAACGATAAAGGGTCAATTACGGTATCCACAACAAATCCCGTATATGAGGGATTAAGACTTCAATTTAATTCGTTGGGTATAAACACGGTGAATTGGGTCGGGAATCAGAGTAAATACAGTCCACTAAGAGAAACCGAAGAAACTCTACTATATGACGTAGAGGAAGGACAAATGAAAATTCCTTTCCCTAACGTGGATTATACGTCTTACCCCAAAAAAGAACTCGTATTCATTGGTTCAGAAGGACAGTATTGGACACAAAACTCTACTGAACCACCTGTATACTTTAATGAGGAGTGGAACAAATGAGAAAGATAACTGTAGACCTACACGGTATAAGGCATGGTAACGTAGAAAAACTCTTAGAAAAACGTCTCCTGAACGGTAAAAAAGACTACCTAAGAACAGAGATAATTACAGGAAACTCTGAGAGGATGAGAGAGATAGTACACGACTTCTTAGACGAACACGATTTTAAGTACGTTGTTACAGAGTACAATATGGGTAGAACGGTCATCATAGGGTAGAACAACCCTGAACAACCCTCATAGGTAAGACAAAATAAATCTACCTTAATTCACCCGCCAAGATTCATCCAAGTCTATTTATCCTTATATGGTACTAATCAAAGTAATCTTAATGTTCTGCGTATTCATTTTCCTCATGAATCGTTGGTTCAAGTATTTGGACCGTTAAAAAACCCTCAAAAAACCCCCTTTTATCCCACTTTTTACCACTTTATGGTAAACTCTCACCAAATAATTCCTTAATAAATTCTTGTAAAATTAAATTAGAGAAGCTAAGGCTTCCCTACTTATCCAATGAAAAGGGGTCGCTAATACACTTTTACCACAATAAACACAAACACTTTCCTATAAAACACCCATGCAACGAGTTTAACAGTAATAAAAGGGTGCTCTTGTCCGTGTTTCTGCGTTTTCCAATTTTTTTGCTATAGCGAAACCTTTTGCGCATTGTTAATAACCTGTTGATAACTTTTTTTTAGGTCGTTTTGTCAGTCTGAGTACCCTTGTAACACGGGTGTAGAGGTGTTACAAACGTAACAACAGAGGGGCGCCGGGGGTTCTGTAGAGGTATTTGTAACACATACCCCGAAAATGAGTAGTCGCTGAGTAGTGACAGGGTGTCATGTTGATAACTTTGTTGATAAAAAAGTGTTTATTTCCTTGTTTTTTTCATTTATTTTTCGTATATTAGTGGGGGGCATTGACCTACTTTTCACCACGGATGCGCAATAACCCGACATATATGGGTAAAATTTAACAATTATTTAACATTGGCGATTTGGAAATGAACGCAGAATTCCTTATCTTTACTATGTAAAGAGAGAGATATATGGGATAACTGTGGTGGAAACCGCGAAGTGAAGTAAAAATAAAATAGGTCAAAACAGCAAGTACTATACGCAAGTAGGTATATAGAGAGAGAATAGAGTAGTATAGGTATAGGTAGGTACAGCGCATAGATTAACCTGAAACAACCCCGAACCCCGTAAGTCGTTATAGGCGATGAAAGACACTCGCGCAGGGGGTGGGGGTATTTTCACGGAAACCAAGCGCAGCAGCAGGCATGAACCGCCTGTAGTCCGTCTTGCTGTCGAGGTCGGCAAAATGACCTTGGGGAAAGTCCCCTCTAAGGTCTGATTTACAGAGGGGCGCTAAAATTCATTTACCTCATTTGTAAAACAGAATGGTCAAGTGGTTAACAGGGATGAATTAGTTGAAGCTCTTAATTACTGTCAATGGAGATTTGGTTATAGACATAAGGATTATTCTCAGGATGGTAGTACTCTTACTGTAGGTATGTAGTATTATATCTATACTTATATATAGAAAGGTTTATTATGAGGTATTTTTATTTTAGTTTAGTTTTGTTTATTTCCCTGCTTTTTTCAGGGTGTGGTAGTCAGTGGTATGTGAGTACTACAAATCATGACCCTATGTATGACAGGTATATAGAGGTAGACAGTTCAGTTAAGATAGATACTATTAATTCTTTATTTCATCTCAAGAGAAAACTCCGAACAGACTTCTCTTTCAGATGGGACTTCGCTCAGTATGCGATGACAAGACCCTATTCGTGGTATTTCAACAATCCAAGACTCGATGGTATATGGAGACCTTACAACAGATTTGATGTATGGTTTAACTCCCATCAGTTTTGGTACGATTGGGCTTTCAACTATCCTTGGTATGGTTACAATCATCCTTGGTGGGTAAAGTCTAACAGGTATTGGGGAATCCATTATGATTATCCTTATGGATGGAATATGTGGAATCACTATGACTACAGTTGGTACAACGAACCTGATATCGCATATGTTAGTGGTAGAAGGGGAAGTAGGTATAATGATTTTCTTATTGGTAACTCTAATATAGAACAGGATACTAATCGAAGAAGAAATAACAGAGTATACCCTAACCCTGATAACAATGCTA